GTAGTCGGCGCGGGGATTGTCTACAAGGTCAAGGCAGCGGATGGGAAAACGCGACTGCCAGGGAAGGAGGTGCAGCGGCTGTTGCGCCGGCACCTTGATACGACCGCGATTGATGCCGATGGGCGATGCAATATCTACGGGTTGCAGCGACTGGCGATCATGTCGGTTGTGCAGGATGGCGAGGTGCTGATCCGGCGGCGGATGCGCTACCTAGCGGATGGACTGCCGCTACCGTTGCAGGTTCAGCTTATCGAAGCGGATTATCTGGATGATAGCCGTGACGGTGAAATTTCCGGCGGCGGTTATGTCCGTGGGGGCATTGAATTTAGCGCAAATGGGAAGCGGGTGGCTTATTGGCTCTTTGATGAGCACCCCGGCACAAGCGTGTTCCGTCCCCGGATCGGTTTGCAATCCCGACGCATTCCGGCCACTGAAATAATCCATGTTTACCGGCAAGATCGGCCAGGCCAAACGCGGGGGGTTTCGTGGTTCGCGCCGGTTGCGTTGCAACTGCAAGACCTGATGGACTATCAGGAGGCGCAGGTATTGCGCCAGAAAATTGCCGCGTGTTTCGTCGCCTTTCGGACGCGGCCAGACGGGGAGCTTTCATCGGACCCCGACCCCATGCAGGTGTCAAGCCTTGTGCCCGGGCGGATTCAGACGGTGGAACCGGGC